ATGAATGGTGAAGATGTTGCACAAAGAATGCAACTTATAGAACAAAGATTAAAGGGAGCCAGAAACAATGCTTTAAGCGTTGTTAATACTCCAAACTTTAGAGAGCTACAAGATATGTGGACAGCTAATAGAAAAGCCATGTATGGTAAATACTATTACATGTTTCAAAGTTATTCACCTAACAATGGTTATGGACGTTTAGGACGCAGTAGAGTTATATAAGATGGCAAAGCAACAAGGTCAAAATAGTGCTCAATTAATTACTAATACATTTGTTAAAGGTCTTAATAAAGACTCTGATCCTTCATTTGTATCAGAAGGAATGTGGACGCATGCAAGAAATGCTTCTAATAATACTGATGAAGGTAATATTGGAACTCTTTCAAATGAAACATCTAATTTCCTATGTGCCTTAGCAGGGGCAACTATGCCAACTACAGGTCAATATGCTGTGGCTAATATATATATTATTGGTGGTGTTCATTTATTTTCAGATAAATGGATAATATATACAGCTGGGCATAATTCATTTGGACAACCTGTATTATCTGAGATTGGTTTATTACAAGAAGACAGATGTATTTATCAACCTATTGTTCAAGATCCATGTTTAGGTTTTGATAAAAGACATTTAATTTCAGGAGTATCTAGAGAAAGAGAAGATTGTTCTTGGCAAGTATATTGGGCAGATGGTAATAATCCTGATAGATATTTAAATGTTGGAGATCCTTTACTTTGGTTAGATCCAGCAATATATACTGTATTTGGTACGTATGGTACAGTACAACAAAACACATATACTGCTACTAATGGTACAACATCTTTGTGGCCGGGAGTTCAATGGAAACAAAAATGTACTCCAGCAGTACCATGTGAGTTTTGTGTAGATGAGAATAATTTAAACTGTTCTCAAACAAGACTAGCTAGACTTGTAGAAACTCCATGTTTAAAATTAGAACGGGGTCCTCTTGGGGGAACACTTGCAAATGGAACATACTTTGCAACTATTGCCTATGCTATAAAAGGGCAGAGGGTAACCGATTATTTTTCACCTAGTAATACACAACCTCTTTTTACACCTCAAGATTTGCAAGGTGCCTTATTAATTGATATTACTGCAGATACAGTAAACTTTGATGAGTTTATTTTAGTTATTGTATTTAATGTAAATCAACAAACTGTTGCTAAACAAATTGGTATTTATTCTACTCAAACTAAAAGAATTGAATTAGACAGAATTAAAGAAGATCTAATTACAGTTCCTATAGAACAAATTCCAATTGCTACACCAGTATATGAAACTTCTGATCAGATTGCAGAAGCAAATGATTATTTACTTAGGGTTGGACCAAGATCTAAATTTGATTTTAACTATCAACCATTAGCAAATCTAATTAGAGCTAAGTGGGTATCTGTAGAATATCCGGCAGACTATTATGTACAAGGTGGTAATAAAGGTAGTTATTATAGAGATGAGGTATATTCTTTCTTTATCAGATGGATTTATGATACTGGTGATAAATCTGCATCATATCATATTCCAGGTAGACCTCCAAAAAATTATATCTATACAAGTCCCCAAGGTATATCTTCTACAGTATGGGAGACTAATGCTGGAATATTTGATCAGAATAAATTAGACAGTACTGAAGAAATCTATGACACATATAATACTGCAGCAGTAATTCCAACTCCTGCAGCATTAAATGTTACTTTTCCTGATGGCGGTAAAGTTGTTGGTTTTGGTGATATGGGTTATTGGGAGTCATCAGAAATATACCCTAATAATCAAGCAGAGATTTGGAACTCAAGTGAGTATTGTTGGACAGGACCTAAAGGTCATGAACAATATGCTAATGGACCTTTAGCTGGTCAATATATAAATGACCTATGTGGTTTAAAAATTAGGCATCATAAGTTTCCAGATAATGGTACAGATACAGGCCCTAATAATGTAACATTACATTATAAACCTAATGTAGCTAATAATACTAATGAATTAAACATTAGAATTCTTGGTATTACTTTTGAAAATATTTTATTGCCCGTAGATAATGATGGTAAACCAATTGAAAGTATTGTAGGTTATGAAATCTTAAGAGGTTCAAGAGAAGGTAATAGAACCATCCTTGCAAAAGGAATGATTAATAACTTTAGAACATTTGAATTACTAGATTATCCTGTAGCACAAGCGGGAGTAACAGCAAGAGGTTTATATGCTAATTATCCATTTAATACAATTAAACCTATACAAGCTTCATCATTAGCTACTGCATTTTCAGATCCTTATATTTATTCTGAAATAGATCAGACAGTGCCATTTGATATTTCAAGTATGCACTCTCCAGATTTAATGTTTAGTACTCCATTTCTTTCAGCAACAGAGTTAAAGATTTATGGACAACTACAGGGATTCTCATCACAACAGTTTAAATATCCTCAAGACCATCCTGAGTTTAAATTGCTTAGCAATCTTGTAGTAGCTGTAGCATTTATTGCTGGAGCTGTAGAAGGTATTATATCAATGATTGGTAAAAGAACACTGAATCAACCAGATATAACTGGTGTACTTCAACAATTAGTATCTGGCACTACTAATCCTACTCAAATTGGTGTTCCACCGGGTACAGGTTTAGGTACAGGTAGTCCAACTCAATTAGCCATTGAAAATTATAATGATTACTTAAGAAATTATTATGGGGGCTCTACTCCAATTCTTGATGCATTACAGATTATTAACCCTCTTGGTGGCTATAATGCTACATCAGTAAATCAAAGATTAAATATTTTAACCAATGTTGTAAATAACAATGCTACATCATCAGGCATTATTCCAATGTCTATTACAGGTACGATTGAATTTCCAGATAGTGCATATTTGCCTCCAGTACTTTCAGCACTGGGTGCAGTCAATAGATTATCATTCTATTTTTCCGAAGGAGCTAACTTAGCAATACAAGCATTCTATACATTTATTCCTTATCAACAATATGCTTTACAATCTATTGCTCATGGTCTTTATAATAGATGGGGTAGATTTGATAGATCTCAAATCCAAAGATTTAAAGTTGAAAACTCTTTTTATATAAGAGATAATATACAACAGGTTCCTTCTTATCAGTTAAATACTTCTGGAACATATATGAGGTATACCATTAATAACTTACAAAGAAGTGATACTACAGTATTAAGAACACTAACAGGTCCTTATTACAATCCTATTGCTTATCCTAATGGTGCAAGTACAGGGCCTTACGAGATAACTTCTTTTAAAGATGATTCATTAGTTACTCTTTCCGCATTTGATGCTAACACAGACATTGCTAGTAATGGTACATTTACTACAGTAAGTGGTAATTATCCAACTTGGGAAGATCCTGCTATTCCTTTTTCAACTCAAATTGCTAGTCATTATGCTGGTTTAAAATACAGAATTAGAAACTTATATGGTCAATTAGATTCTATTAAACAAATTCCAATTACACCATGTGAGCAAAAATTAGAGGACTACATAATTAATACTAGTCAATATACAGCTTGTCCATCAGAACCAGGTAGTCAATATGAAATAAATCAAATTTATAGAACACCTGTTTTCTTTGGTGGAGACATCTATATAAATAGATATACTGAAAAGAATTCAATGCTTTTCTTTTATAACTGGTTATATGATCAACCTGATGGTTTTGAATATAATTACAAGTTGTATAATATGATTCCAGAAGCTAGATTCTGGGCAAATTCTAAAAGATATGATATTCAGGATTTGATTCCAAATAACTTTGGTCCTTCAATGATACCAGGAACTGGATCTTTTCCAACTAAGTTTTATAAGCTAGATAATAAAAATTATAACTTTAGTACAAACTCAGTAACTAACTCATTATTTAATCCAGGATACCCCGGGGTATTTAGAGTTAATGATTCATACTTTTATCTTGCTAACTCAGGAGTAAGAGATTTCTTTGTAGAATCTGAAGTACTTGTAGATTTTAGAACTGATGGAGAGTTAGAGTTTGAAAAACATTATGATCCATACAGATATACTGATTTAGTATCAATGTTTGATACAGATCCTCAAATTATTACAAGAGGTAATATTTATAGATATGATTATTCATTAAGTATTACTAAGTTATTTAATCAGTATTTTTCATCTGGTAATTTACAAAATAGATATTATAATCCTAAGATTGCTAAGTTGTGTTATACTTACTACCCGGATAGAATTATCTACTCACTACCACAGCAACAAGAATCATTTAAGGATAGTTGGTTTATATACTTAATTAATAACTATAAAGACTTTAAGTCTCAAGTTTCAGGAGTTAAGTCAATTAATAAAAGTGGTATTATTATAACCTTTAAAAATGATAGTCCTTTAATGTACCAAGGAGTTGATACTCTACAAACAGATTTAGGAACTAAAGTAACTATTGGAGATGGTGGATTATTTAGTCAACCACCTCAGATGGTATCTAATGCAGATAGACCATTTGAATATGGATCATCACAAAATAGACTTTCTATTATTTCTACTCCTGCTGGTATATTCTATATTTCACAGAACCAAGGTAAAATATTCTTATATGGTGGAGGACTAAAAGAAATTTCTCAAGCTGGATTAAAATGGTGGTTTTCAGAATTCTTACCATATAAATTAACTGATGATTTTCCAAATTACCCATACTTAGATAATCCAGTAGCTGGCATTGGTTGTCAATCAGTTTATGATAATGAAAACTCTATAGTTTATTTTACTAAAAAAGACTATAAACTAAAAGATCAATTTATTGGACAAGATGTTATTCAATATGTTCCATTAATTACATCAGGTAAAAATAAAGGAAAAGGAGATTATTTTACTAATATTAATTTTCCAGGTTCTACATTTCAACTTGGAGATGAAAATATTTTTGATGATGCTTCTTGGACAATTAGTTTTGACCCTAAGAATCAATTCTTTATTTCATTTCATGACTGGCATCCTAATTTAATATTCCAAACAAAAACTATTTTCTTAACAACTAAAGTAAATGGTATTTGGAAACATAATTCTATTTGTAATAACTACTGTAATTTTTATGGTACTAACTATCCATTTGAAATAGAATTACCAATTATAACTGGTCAGACTATTACAACATTAAAATCTGTTGAATATGTTTTAGAGGCGTACAGAAAACAACAAGGTAATTGTGTAGATCAATTCCATGTATTAGATTATAATTTTGATAGAGCTATTATTTATAATTCAGAACAAGTTTCGGGACATTTAAATCTTAATATCTTTCCTAAGAATAATGTAACATTAAGTGAAACATATCCTAAACTAAATCAATCTAACTTATCTTCATTTGATATTTTATTTAGTAAAGAAGAGAATAAGTATAGATTCAACCAGTTCTGGGATATTACAAAAGATAGATCAGAGTTTCCTATTGGTTCTGATTACCCTCCAACAGGTCCAGTTATTCCTGGAACAACTATTTTAAATGGTAACTATGCTGATAGACTAATCTGGATAACACAACCAAATGGTTACATAAAAGATCTAAACCCATTGAACTTAGATTTTCAAAAACCGCAAACACAAAGAAAAAAGTTTAGACATTATTTAAATTTTATTAAGTTTATAAAGGATGTATCTGGAGATACAAACATGATTGTCAAACTTACTAATACTAAAAATCAAATTTCTCCTAGGTAATGTATAATAAAAAATTACTTTCTAAAATTGATTTGGGAAAATTTCATAAACCAAATCCTTATGCAAAAGATATTATAACAGATCCTGCAGGTCAGTATAATCATCCTGGGCAAGTTACTAGAATACCATCTAGTAATATAACTATGAAAGGTATAGGTTATCCTGTATTAGGTATTGCAGATAATGGTCAACAAAAATTAATGCAACCAGGAGAAGATTATATATTTCCAGGAGCTAAATATGTTGATGAATATCCACAAATGAAAAAAGGTGGAGGATTAAATTCTAAAAAATATACTAGAAGTTTAGAAGGTATAGGATCTTTATTTAGAGAGTCTGATCTTTTTAAGAAACCAAAATCTAAAAAGAAAAAGTTTTTTCATCCTAATGCCAAGTATTATCAAGATGGTGGTTTAATGACACAAGATGAAATAGATGGTGCTACAGAAGGTATGATGAAAGCAAGATTAGCATATGCTCAAATGCATGGTAATCCTGCAGCGCAAAGAATGGTAGTTGCTCCAGATCAACCCTATGTATTTGATGACGGAGATACTGGAACTCATTTTATGGCATCTATGGATAACTATGCAGTACCATTAATACAAGATGTTAATGGTCAACTTACGCTTGGTGATTTTGGTCCAGAGTCTGCAGAAGCTATGAGGTTTGACAATCCTGAAGATGCAATGTACTTTGCAGAAAATTATAAACAGATAACTCCAGATGAGTCTTATAGAAAAGAATATCAAATGGGTGGAGATACTGAACCTGGAAATCCTAAGAACCCACCATTAACTGCAGAACAAAAAGAATATCTTAGAATTAAACGTGCTGAAGCAAAAAAAGTTTATGATGCCGCAAAGGCTGGTGATCCAAATGCTAAAAGATTATCAGCAGAATTTAAAGTAAAATATCCTGGAGAAAGTTGGACATGTCCAAGTGATAATTGTCCAGCTCCTACAAAAACACAACCTACTACTAAGCCAAAAGTAAATCAATATCCAACACAGTATAAACCTGTAGTAAATAATATTCCACAAACTCTGCCAGAAGGAAAAGCAATAGTAGGTTATGAAGAAAATCAACAATTAGATCCTATAACAGGTGTTGTTACAACAGTAAAGAATCCTGTATATAGAGATTTAGAAAAACCAATACCTACACTTAGACCAACAAGAGTAGATCCAAGACTAATAGAGTTTACTGGTAATCCAGAATTAGAAATGGAAACTGATGAGTTTTCAACTTATCCAACTCCTGATGGTGGGGCTGATTGGGTTGGTAGAACAGAAAGATATGTAGACTGGGATGGTAGAAGTGTAAAATATAAAGTTCCAACTTTTAGAAAGCCTGGGCATTATGGACCTTTAATTAAAAGTCCTAAAACTAAATATCTTCATCTGCCAACTATAGAAAAAAGATATCAAGCAGAAATAGTTCCTGAAGAGGAAGAGTATGCAGTAGGTGGGGTAGCAAGTCCAAAAGATTTAGATCCAGAAACAATGCGTAGATATCTAGCTGCTCTTAAAGACCAAGAGAATAATATTAGAGCTGGTTATAAAGGTGGTAAATGGTATCCACATAAAAGTCCTGAGGGAGGTTTAGATACTATTGCTTATGGACATAAACTTACATCTAAGACTGGTCCATACTATCAAGGTATTACAGATCAACAAGCAGAACAGTTATTACAAGGTGACGTATTAAAACATCAAGCAATTGCTAAAAAACAAGTTGATAAAAAATATGGAGAAGGTACATTTGATAATCTACCACAAGATAGACAAATGCTTCTTGTAGATTACACATATAACTTAGGTACTCTATCAGGTTTTCCAAGTTTTGTTGATGCCACAGTAAAAGGTGACAAAGACAAAATGATAAAAGAACATGTTAGATTTGGAGCTGGTAAACCTCTCAAGAAAAGAAATGATTGGACCATGGGTGTCATTAATGAAATGACAATGCCAAAACCATATGATCCTAATACAGTTCAAGTTCCTATAGCAAATGTTTCAGATGCTACTCAAGTAGTTAATCCAGTAGATCCTTCAGTTATGCCTGCACCCCAACCAGTTGTTGCACCACCTCCTCCACAATTTCAAGGTGGTGGTGTTATAGAACTTGATGGTTATCAATTTGTAAAAGATCCAAATGGGCAGTTTACATACTTTGACCCTGTGGGAAATAGAACAGGAGCCCCAGTAACTGATAGAGCATTAATGCAAAGACTGCAGTATGAAGCAAAACCGGTAGGTACTAAACCGGTAGTTCAAGAAGCTCCAGGAAGACAAAAGGCAAAAGAAACTATTGTGGCAGCATCTAAAAATGTTAAACCGCAACCTATTGAAAGAAACATTCCAAGAGCAAATGTAGCTGATGCAACTTCAGTTACTCAACCCTATATTCAGAAACCTTCTTTTCTTGATCAACCTGGTCCAGCAAAATCATTAGCAGACTCACAAAAATTATTACAAGATGAGGCTCAAAGATTAATTACTTCTGGAGCAGCAAAAGATATGGGCATTACTAAGTATCTTAGTCCACAAAATGCAAACTCTGCAAATCCAAAATCATTACAACAGTTAATGATTGAGGAAATGACTAAGAAAGATTTTCAAAAAAGATTAGATCAGTCCCGTTTAGACAAAGTAAATAAGAAATGGAATGAATCATCTACTTTAGGTAAAGTTGGAGATGTAACAAGAAGTTTCTTAGCTGACCCTATTAACGTTGCTGAAGAAGCAATTTGGGGTGACCAATATCTTCCAGATAGAGCAAACATTTTAAGGGATCCGAGAAACCCATTAAATCCATATTATAGAAAAGAAACTGGTTATGACCAGAGTCCAATTAACAATATGGTTAATATGATTAATCCTTTTTCATCTGCAGCAGATGCTACAGTATATGCAAGACAGGGTAATCTATTAGGTACAGCTACACAATTTGGTGAAGGATTATTAAAAGCAGCTGTACTAACAAGAGCTCCAGGAGCATTAAATGCATTAATGTCTAGACGTGTTGGTTTAGGTGCATTAGGTGCTACAGATGTAGGAACTATTGCTGGAGGAGTTGGTGTTGGAGCTGGTACACTTGCATTGCCTACAACAGCTGAAGCATTATATAAAGCTGGGAGAACTGGTAAGAAAGAAGATTGGAGAGCTGCCGTAAATCAAACT